GATCGTGCCGGCCGACGTGGTCTTGAATGCGATGCCGTCGCTGCGCACGACGGCCGCCCCCGACGGGATCACCTTACCCGCCGTGCCCGAGAACGTGATCGCTCCTGCAGCTGATGCCGCAGGCTGGCGGAACACGCCTTTCAGCGCCGCCCAGCCCTCAAGAAATTCGTCCGTGCAGGTAAAGGGCACAGCCTGCTTTGCAATCCAGTCGAGGTAGCCGTAATGCAGATTGGCCAGCCCCGCCTGCGCACGGCCCGTAATGCCCAGGTTGGAAAACCGTAGCAGCGCATCGGCACCGCCGACCGCCGCGGAAATGTCGCCGGCGACAAGCCCCTGCAGGGCCGTCAAACTCGGTCGGGAATATGGCATTTAGCCCACCTTGTTCCATGTCCATGAAAAATCGATAGCCTCGCTCTCGCCGTTCGGCTTGTGCGCGACGACACGCATACCCAGCGTTCCCGGTCGCGACCATTCCGCGGCAATGTCGAACGAAGCGACAACCTTGTCGTCAATCAGCCACTGCAGCGCTTCGGCCGCGTAGTCGCGGGCACGTAGCAACGTCACAGGCACTTGCTTCGCTCGCTCGAGCAACCAGATGCGCGAGCCGATCGGCACCGCCTGGCCGGCGTCGCCCCACCAGCCGCGCGGATCGCCCGAGCCATCGGGGATCTCGTCGTCCAGCTGGGCGACGCGGTCCGTGTAGAGACTGATCAGCACCGCTGTTTGCAAATCGCTCCCGGTCTGCAGCACTGGACCGGCAAGCGTCCAGTCACCGAATCCTGCTGCGCTGTTCCAGACAGTCGTCGTATCGCTCATTCCTGCTGCCCCGGCTTATTCGACGTGACCGACCCGGTGCCGCCCTGGACGTTCGCGACCAGGTGATCGTGGTTATTGAAGACCTCGCGCATGCCTGCCATCGTCTTGGCGCCTCCCTGATCGGCGACGTCTTGTGCGGCCGTGATGCTCGCGTCGCTCGTGATGTCCTGCGTGACTTCCAGCGTGCCGACGATCTTGCTGTTCGCGTGAATCGTCAGCCCGGAGGCGAACGTCATGTCGCCGCTGCCATCGCCGTTTAGCGTCACCGTCGAGCCGGCCTTGTCGGTGAGCTTGATCCCGCCACGCATCAGGTAGACGGACTGGCCCTGGTCGTCGGAGATCGACACCTCGCCGCTGTGCAGGCTGCGCATCCGGTAGGTTTGACTGCTGGTGGCGATGATGACGCCGTCGCTCCGGTTGCCGCCCGCGAACAGCACGATCGCGTCGACATCTTCGGGCGGCATCGAATTGAAGCCGTACTCTGCCAAGCGAGGCAGGTTGTCGACCGTCTCCAACTGGCCCAGCCTGACCTGCAGCAGCTGAGCAGGACCATCATCCCGCCCCGTCTTGATTCGGCCGCGTCCCACAACCATAAGGACACGCCGGTACAGCCGCTCGATCGCGGCTATGGTTCCACTCATCGTTGTTGCTCCTATCGGGATGGGATGTCGGCGGCCGCTGGCTGCAGCAGCACCGGCTGCGGGAGGAAGGCGCTGGGGTGCATGATCACGAGATCGCACGCCGTGCCGCGATCGTCACGGCGGTAGGTCACCTCGCTGATCAGCCAGTTTTCCCTGGACAGTTTCAACGTCGGCAGACTGAAGTCGACCAGCGTGTTCGGGCGGTACAGCAGGCCCGCGCTGTCACGCCAGCTATCCGTCGTCAGGCGCAGCACGGCGGAGCGCCCGAAGCGACGGTTGCACTCCCACGCTGCGCGCTGCTGTGCAACGCCGGCGCCGGCGTCGCCGCCTTCCGCCACAATGATCCGACGACGGTGACGCGTGATGTTCGGGTTGGCCACGGTCGCGACCAGATTGCCACCGTCCCCGATGTCCTGCACCACGTCCATGGCCATCCGCACGACCTGGTACTCGGAAAACTGCTGGTCGGCAGACGTTTCCAGCTCGGCCGTCACGACATTGATGCCTTCCCGGAATCCGCTGGCCGCCTTGTCCTTGCCGATCCCGGAGAGGACCAGGTCGCCGCGGTTGTCCTCGTACACAAGCAAGGCCGCGAACCGGCAAACCCGCTCGATGATCTCGAACGCGCTCTCGCCCAAGTTCAGGACCAGTTTCGGGACCAGCGGCCCCGGATCCCCTTCGTTGCGTACGTTCAGGCCATACGGCTCGCACAGCTTTTCAGCGATCGACGCCGCCGTCGACGAGCTAATTTGCCCCCCTGGCCATTCGGCCGCGCAGTCGAGGAGGTCAGCGCACTTGCCTCGACCGCTCACCCCCACCGCGTGACCGTCGGGAGAGAACCCTGCCTGGTAGCGCTCGACGTAGCCGCTGATCACTAGATCGTTGCCGATCATTACTTTTGCCGACTCGTTAAGCACAACGATGACGTCGCTGACGCCCGGATACCGCTCCGTCATCGCCAGTGAAAAGTCATTGGGCATGCGCTCCATCCCGACCGTCACACGCACGTTCATCCAGCCGGACAAGCGCCGGCCGCCTACCACCAACGTAAGATCATCCGTCATGTATTGCTTTCAAAGGCTATCGAGCCAATGCCTGGAAGGACATCGGCATGAATGCCGGGTGAACGGGATCGACCGCCTGCAGCAGCTCATCTGCACGCGTCGAATCACGGTACAGGCGCTGCGCGAGCACGGGCGCCGGCAGAGCCGCGCCGAGCGAGACCGTAGTCAGCGCCGCGAGGCTGGTCGCCCGGACGGTCAGGTCCTGCACGACGGCAGTGCGGAGCGATCGAAGTGCGTTGTACGTCTCGTCTTCGCCCGCGTCGCCGGCAACGGAGATCTCCGCATCGATCGACGCCAGCACGAGGGAGAGAACTGCCTGCGCATCGTCTCGCGATGTCGGCTGGTACTGCATGGCCAGTTGCGCCTGCGCGACCACGGAACCGCGGCGCAACAGCGATGCCGCCGCGGTCGAGAGCGCCGCTGCAGCCTGCGCGGTTGTCAACGCGGCGCCTGGCGCGGCTACGGGCACGGTCTGCTGACTGACCGACGTCGACGGCGCGGCGGCCAGCAGGCCCGCCACGACACGGAGGCCATCGCTCGGCGTCGGCGCCACGGATCCCAACGTGGTTGGCAGGGCAAGCGTGGATTTGGCAAACGTCGCCAGCGCTGCCGAAGCCGCGGCATCGCTGCTGCCTGGGCCACTCGCCGCGACCAGTGCTGCAGCGCTGATGGAGAGCGCCGAAGAGGCTGCCTGGACGTTGGTCCTCGCGAGCGCCCCCTGTGCAATCAGGGACTGGATAGACGTTGTCCGCGAACTCGAGCGCACGGTCCCCTGCCCGAACAGGCGCCCGAAGTCGCCCGAAAGCGACTGGACATAGTTCACCAGGCTGGTCGCATCGTTCACGAGGTGCTGCGCCACGCCGGCCCAGCCTTGAACCGTCGAGGCTACCTGCAGCGCCGCCGCTACATTGGTCTTCAACGTGCCGGCGGCCGCCTGCAGAAAGTTCAGGTTGGCAGCGCTGCTTGCGTCCAACGCCGCACTCGCTACTGCATCACTCGTCGACTGCTCCGACGACGGGAATTGCCGCTGCCCCTGCTCGACGAAGGCAAATGCGATTTCGAACATCCTGCCGCGGTCCCAGTGCTCAACGCACGTCACCTGGTCGGCCAGGCTGACCGTGACGCGGCCCAGCGATGGATGAACAAGCTCGCCGCCTTCGGCCGCGGCCGCCTCCTCGCAAACCTTGATCAACGCATCGCGCTGTTCGATGCAGTCGTCACCGACGAGGAAGCCGGCAAAGCTGATACGCCGTGCTGCGCGGCCAAGATCTTCGACCCAGACCGTGTCCCGGAAAGGGTACTCATGGGTCGAGGTCTTGCGTCCGAAGCGGATCTGCGATTCGAATACACCAAAGCTCACGCCGCGAAACGACGCAGGTCGCAGCTTGTCCCGCCAGCTGGTCGCCGGGCCATTTGTGAGACCCGACGACAGACGGTCCGTCGTGTTGGACAGCCCGTTCAGCGAGGTACCGAAAGCACGGCTCCCGCTCGAAATATTTGTAATCGTCATGGTGTTATCCCGGTTGGCATACTGTAGGCCACACGGACCGGCATCGAATCGCCGGCGCCAGTGCGCGCCGACGCCGACGTGCCGGCCGGAAGTCCATGCAATGTGAGCGCGACCTCGACCTTCTGCGGCGCGACCTGATTGCCGGCCGGGCTGCTCCCCAGCTGCGCAGCCACAACCCGATTGATCATTTCTTCCGTCACGCCGGCGCCGTTACCTTCGTGCCGAACAATTCCCGAGATCAGCGGCGCCACTACCTTGGGATCCTGCAGGTTGAGCGGCTGATCGGGAGCAAACCCGGTCCGCGTGGACAAGTCGGCGATGTATGCGGCCGTCTTGTTCTCGCTGGGCGGCGCCCACTTGCTGATAAGGCCCTGTATCGTGTTTAGCCCATGGATCCGCTGCTGCGCGACCAGGTTGCGCACCGCGGCTGTCAATCCCGCTTCCATCGACGGGAAGACCGCGTAGCCCTTGGCATCGCGCGGCGTGTCGCCCCACTGCCGCAGATTGCCGGGGTTGTTGTTCCGGATGCCGATTGGGGCCTGTGCAGACGTCTGCACTGCCCGTGTCGCGAATTGGGTCAACAACGGTCCCGGTGTCGCTCCGGCTGCCGGGACCGGCGCGCTAGATGCTGCAGCGCGTGCCGCTGCTGCCGGCGGTGCGGAAGGCTGTGCTGCAGATTCGACCCAGTCCTCGATGCCCAGGAACTTTCGCACCGACTTCGGGATGATCGACGCAGCGCCCTTCATGCCACGGATCATGCTTCCCAGGACGTGGCTGCCGGCTTCGTACAGGTCGAAATTGAACAACCACTTCGACAAGCCGTTCAGCGCGTCCATCGCAATCCTTGTCGGGTTGAACTCCGTCAGCATCTTTACGATGCCGTTGAGCCACCCCCGATCGAATGCGGCCTTCAAAGCATCGATCTTCTTGCGGAAGTAGCCGACGATGTCGTCCCAGTTCCTGTAGATCGCATAGACACCGAACGCGACCGCGGCGATCGCCGCAAGCAGCGGGCCGGCCGGTGTCGCGAACAGCAAGCCGATCGCGCGCACGGCCACAGGGATCAACGTGAACGCAAAACGGCTGACAGCCATGCCCAGGTTGAGAACGCTGGCGATCAGGCTACCGTTCATGATCGCGATCAACCCGATGGCAGCATTCTTCCAGCCGCCGACCGCGTCAACCACGCCCTCTACCGAACTGACAAAATCGTGAATGTCGTTCCCGATCTTCTTCAAGTCGAGTTCGTTGATGCGCTGGACCAGCCCGTCGACGAACTCTGCCACCTTGGTCGCGATCAGGTCACGATTTGCCGCCGTCCATGCCGTGAAGCGGTCGACGAGCGGCTGCAGGATCGGCACCAACTTGGCGCCGATGGCGTTACGCACGCCTTCCGTCGCTGCACTCACGTAATGGAGCGACAGCTGGAACTTCTGCGCCGCCTCGACTGCGTCCTGCGACATGACCCCACCGAGCTCGGCGACCTTCTGTTCATACGCTGCGATCGCGGACGGCCCCTTCCGCAACAACGGCAACAGGGCCTCGAGGCCGAACGTACGCGCGATCAGACCTTGCACCTGGACGTTCTTGACGCCAGCGATGGCGGCCGACAGATCTCGCATACCGCGCGCGGCGTCAATCGACCCGTTCGCGGTGTGATGGATGCCAATCCCGAGACGGTTGAGCACGACCAGCGCCTGCTGGTTCCGGCCGTACAGCGCGTCCTCGAGCGTGTCGCCCAAGCCCTTCAGCCCGCCCGTCAATTCGTGCGCGCCGACGCCAGCCAGAGCAGCCGCGCCACGCAGGGATTGCAGCTGTCCGATTTGGATGTCGAGGGCCTGCGATGTTCCTGCGATCTCGCTGCCCATGTGAGCCCACTCGAGCGTCATTGCGACCAGGCCGGCGAGAATGCCGCCAGCCGTGAGCGTACCCAACGGGCCGAGCAGGCCGACGACCTTGCCTCCGACGTCACCAACCGCGCGAGCCGCGGCAAGTGCTCGGCTCCCAAGCCTGTCGAAACCCATCTCGCGCCCCAGGGACCGGATCGACTGGCCAAGCTGCGCGACAGGCCGGGTCAGCCGCGACATGTTGCCGTTGATTCGCCGGACCACGGCAGTGGCCCGGTCGACGGCGGAAATGGTGATTTGAAACTTATTTGCCATGTGCCGCCTCTCGCTTACTCATGCGGATAGCCTGGTCATTCCACCAAGCCATCTGCGACCAGGTCAGGGACCAGATGTCATCCGGCCCCCAGTGGTAGAACCGGGTCAGCTCCGCAGCGACGTCGCGCCAATTGTCTGGCCAACGTCGTTGCAGCTGGCCAAAAAATTGCAGGCTTCCTCGAAGTCGCGGCGGCACATGCCTTCGACGACCAGGCGCGGGACCTTGGCCACGGCCGAGATCAGGGCGATCGCCGAGCGCATGTCGTTCGGTTCACGGGAGGCCTTGTCCTTCTGGCCACCGTTCGGCTCGACCAGCTCGAGCTGGGCGTAAGTAACCGCACGCTCATCCTTGCCGATCGACACCGGCTTTCGCAGCGTGAGCGTCATCTCGTCGATGAAGTCGTCGCCGTCGCCCGCATCCGCAGGCGGAACCGAGAACGAATCGAAGAAGGCGTTGGCGCGCGCCAGGTCGCGGCTGCCCATGGCTTCCGGAACGGTGCGCGGCACGCCCGCGACGATGACGATCAGGCTGATCAGGGAGGCCACGCCGGACGGTGCGCGCGACGCCGCCTCGAGCTCGCCGGCAAGCGGTTCGCGCAGCGTCACGCTTTCGTACGTCTTGCTGCCGACAGCGACCGGCTTGCGCAGGTCCAGGACGAGGACGTCGGTTTGATTTTCTTGTTCGCTCATTTTTTAGACTTCCTCCACGCTGACGCCTTCCCACTTCACCTCGAAAGTGCCCTCGGCCGTTTTCACTTCCTGCGCTTCGACCGTCCACATGTTGCGGCCGACAACGGTCTTGCCGTTTGCCAGCTCGAGCGTCACCGTAACGTTCGTCATCGCGTTGAAGTCGCCGACCACCAGGCCGCCGGCGTCGCGCAGCGTCGCACTGATCGAACCCTGGCTCGGCATTTCGGAATAGCCGTGCACACGATCCTGGCCGACCAGCGTTTCGCGTTTGATGGTCGACGGCGTATAGGCCAGGTCGCCGGACAGCATGTAAGTCGTGCCGTCGACGCTCAGGAAAGCGGTACCGGCAAGACGGTTGGTGTTATCTGCCATCGTTGCTCCTTATTGCAGACGGAATTGAGCCAGGAGCGCAAAGATGCGCAGCTGGTTGATGAGGGTGCCGGGCCACAGGATGTCGACACGGTTCGGGTTCTGACTGTTGCGCTGCACGATCAGGCCGCTCTTGAACGCGTCACCATTCTGGACAACACCGTTGTCCTCCAGTGTGCGATACGCCGCGATCAGGTCGGCACGGATCATGTTCGGCGTCACGACGTTGCTGCCCGGGGCCAGACGTGCGCTGTTGTCGGCCAGTTTCACGCGCGCGTACTTCGACGTGACGATGCCCTTCAAGTAGCGCAGGACAAACGCCAGCGTGAACAGCGTTTCGACCTGCAGGTAGCTGTTGTCCGGAGTACCGAACGCGTTCTTCTGGTACGTCGTGATCAGGTTCTCGATCGCGACCGAGCCGTCGGCACCGACCAGAAAGGTCGAGATGCCGTCGTACAGCAGCGTGTTGCGATCGGTCAGCTGGAAGCGCGACGCGAGCGGCGGCGCCAGCACGCCCTGGATCACCACCGTCTGCAGAGGCGTCGCAGGGTCGGCCCGCAGACTCGTCGCCGCGGCGCCGGCAAGCGCGGCCGCCCAGATCCAGTTCGCGGTCGGGCTGTCGTTGAAGCCCATCACGGACGCGTGCTGGTCATTACGCGTCACGCCGAACGTCGTCAACGTGCCGACGGTGCCTCGCTTTGCCGCGAACACGTGGCCGTACAGCTGCGCGCTCCAGGACCAGCGGCCGGTTGTGTCGTTCAGGGCAGCCGCGAGAGCATCGAGGCTCGCGCCGTCGTTGTACGGGCAGACGATGAAGTCGAACGTCATGTCGCCCAGGTTCGCGAGCGCCGCGGTCAGCGTTGGCGTCCCCGCACCGCTGGCCATCGCGGTAATCGTCGCCGCGAGGCCGGCCGGCAAGGTTTCGCCACCGGCGACGCCACGGTAGTTGAACCGGAGGTCGATGTCGTTGCCACCCACACCCTTGTTCAGGGCCGTGAGCGTGACGGTCGACGTCGACGCTGTCGCCGTTACCGGCAGATTGGGCGTCGCGCTGATCGCGGCGGCCAGCGCCGTCGCGAGCTGCGCGGTCGTTTGCGTTGTCAGCACCGGCATCGCAACCAGCGTGCCCGCCACGTACAGGCTCAGCGTGCCGTTTGCCGTGGCGGCCGCGGTAAAGGCGACCGAGCCCGTCGCAGCGACGGCGCCGACCGCGTCGGCCAGGGGAAGATACCAGACCTCACCGAACGAATCGTTCTGGCGATAGGCCAACGTTTCGAGGTGCAGCATCGAGCCGGGACCACCGACCAGCGCCGCGTCGGCCAGGCCTTGCGACTGGACCGGGATGTTCGGCGTCGCGGTGCCGGCGGCAGTGACCTGGCCAATGATCAGGGCGCGTTGATTCGCCGCGCTGCTGTTGGCCTGCGAATTATCCGTCTCGGCGTAGAACAGCGGCACGCGGATATTCGCCGGTAGTTGTTTGAAGGGGATGGTCGACATTAATCGTCACCTTTCAGGGATTGGTTATCGATCGGCGCAGCCGCGACACTCGACGTGGCGGCCGGCGTGGCTTCGACCACGTCGTTGTCACGCACGCGGCGCTGCCAGTAACCGCTATCGGGCACGTCGCGTCCGTCGTCCGGCAACAGGTCCAACAGGTCCGGATCACGAATGACCAGGCCCGTGGCGGGTTTCACAAACATTTGCACTCCTAAGAAGTAGGAAAATTGATTTCGACGTAGCCTTCGTCGCGGCCATCTGGCCCAGCGGTGCGCGGGGCTGGCTGGACCGCGTCGGGGAACAGGACATCGCCGTAGACGCCGAGAGGGTCGAACTGCGAAACCAGGTCGGCATGCAGGTTCACGCCTTCGAGTGGCGGCGCCGCCGGCTGCAGAGCATCGGGAGCGTCTGCGATCGGGTCGAACGTCTCGATCAGTTCGCAGCGCACCAGCATCTGCGTGCCCGCAACATGGTTGCGCGCCTCCGACGTGATTTGGGTCTCCGCCTCGATGGAGATCCGCTGCGACAACTTGACGAAGTCCGTGTTGGTCAGCAGCGCCTGCTCGACCAGGGCGTCGAGCTCTTCGATCGCGGCCTGAGCATCTTCACCTGTGGCTGCGATGAGCTTGGATTCGATCTCAACCAGCACTGTCGACATGAAGTTCGTCGTCGAAGAGCTGATCGCGTCCTTGCTCGTACGCGATACGCGAAGCAACACGGTTGGCGTCTTTTCGGGCTGAACGGTCCAGACACCTGGCGAGTTGATCACCTTCACCCCGCCGGTTGTCTCGAGCACCTTGAGCGCACCCAATGCCGCGCGACGAATGCAGCTGCGGGCAAGCATGGGCGGCGCCATCAGGTGTCCCCCAGGTAGTTCAGCGGGAGAGTGACGCTGCCCTTGCCGTCCTCGTTGACGTCCTTGACGGTGAATGCGTCGCCAGTGCGCCGGATGACCAGCGTGTCGCCCTGTTGCGGTTCGAAACCGAATGGGAGGAACACGGACAGCGAGCCGCTGACGATCGGGTTCGAGTTGTTCATACCCACGTCGCCCGCGATGATGACGTCCTTGTTACCTTCGTCGTACACCAGCTGGACGGTCACCGTGCCACCGCCAGTCGGGGTGTAGTCGATGTCCTCGCCGAACACCGCTACACAGGGACCTGTACACATCGCGTCCCAGTCGATCATTACTGGGCCTGCTCTGCGATCTGGACGGACGGGCCCGGTGCATCCGGCTCGTCATCGTCGCCAGCCGGCTCGACGACGAACCCCTTGGCGTACAGATCCTTCGCTTCGCTCATCGACAACGTGATCTTGCTACCCGGGCCGTTCACGACACCGTCGAGGTCGACGGACTTGCCTTTCGCGACCATAACTTCGATGGTCTCTTCTTTATCGGTTTTTGCCATTAGAGCACCTGTGCGGACATACTCGCGTTCGGACGCGACGGGATGATGATGGGGGACGACTGCATCAGTAGGATCCGCTGGGCG